CCATTGAGTCTGCAATGACCTGTTTTGCGTGCGCGGGTCGCGCTACCTTTGCTACATAATTGAATATGTCTAAGAAGTTCATGTTGCCAGTTCCTGTGTCGGTTGATTGACGGCTCCGACTAAGGCTGTCGCCCAGTCTTGCCAGTTCTCAAATATGTAGGGGCCGGGTATCCCCTCGTTCGTAAACACGTCAATGGCCTTTAGCCCTGACGCCCACTCCTTCCAATCTGTTTGCTGGTTAGGAATGGCTAATTGTTGCCCTGCATACGCCTCGCACATCAAAGACGCCCAAGACTGGAAGTCGTGATAGCGAGGGTCGTAGACAACTGCAAGAGCCATGTTACGGTCTCACATCGCCCACATTCGCGCTCAACAGCACCCTACCGAGTTGGTAGTCGCCGCCTTGCACATTGCTTGTGAATATCAAGCGCAGTTCCCTGCGTTGCTCTCGCAAGTCAATCTTTTTGGTGTCTGGGTCAAACACATACGGCTCGGAGGTTACGTCCTCCGCCTGCGCAAATGAGCGACCAGTCACTTGAAATGTCATCTCACCAGACATGATGAAGTCAGGCTCTATCCGCTCTAGGTGCAACCAGTAGTTGTCACCCATAGGGGACGATTGTGAAGGCCCACCCTGCACCCAACCCAAGTCAGATGTCTGGAACGAACTCTCAATGGCGTTTGAAAACTCACCAATAACTTCGTCTGTGCCAATCTCGTGTTGCCACAACGTAATGCGGTTTGGCACTTCTTGGAACTCAGCAACAACGATTCCCGTGTTGGTTGCCGCCGCTGATACGACGACAGTCGTTCCCGCAAAAGCAACTGCCCCAGATACGGCGCCAGAGTTCTCAACCGAGACGGTGACAGTTGTACCAACAACACTCACCACGGTTGCACCTGTACCAATACCTGTACCAGTCACCAATTGATTTCTCAAGATGCCTGTAGCGCTTGCCACCACAATCGATACTCCGCCAACGCTTCCTGTTGCCGTGGTAGCGGCAGAATTTGCCACAATGGTTGAAACAGACGCACCAGTAGGAATACCTGTTGCCACCACCAATTGACCAACAGTAATCTCGTTGGTAACTGACATGGTTGTGGTGGTGCTTCCGTTTGTCGTTGCAATATTGTCAATGAACAAAGTTCTTTGCGTAGTCAAGTCTTCGCCAGCATTGATGGGGTATTTGAACACTTGAGAGAAGTAACCAGCAGTGCGGTACGCGCCCAAAGCGCCACCAGCGTCATACCAAACATTCTCACGCACGTTGTAGATAACCGCGTCGTTGCACTCTTCACTGTTACCTGAAGGAAAGAACCACCAGATTTCGCCATAACGAGGCACTTTCTGCGCCCAAACCTTTTGACGTTGGTTGTAGTTCAGGTTGTCAAAAAAGTAGTTCTGGTTGAAAGTATTTGGGTTTTCTTTGACCACGCCGTTGTACAGCAAGAAGCGGTCAACGCCGCACCAGTAATAGATGCCGTCATACTCAATGACAGACTGGCTCGACAGAATAGAAGACTGGCTAGAGATGATGTCATAGCGCCAATAGAACGTGCGAGGGGAGCCTCCTACGGTCACGGTAGTGGGTGCGTATGAAACTCGGATGAGAGAGTCCAAAGCCCAAAACAAACCAGAGGGAGAGTTTGAGCCGCCTCGCACTGGTAAACCCTTAACAATCTTTGTAGACGATACGTTGGTCTCGTTGGCGTCTTCGCCGTTCCAATTAAATGGATTGCCTGCAACGCAGTTCTTGATGAGGCCGTTGTCGCCATAGACAAAGAGGTAGGGGTGCAACACAACGCAACCGCCTGCCACTTCAATCAAATCGCCCGATGGGGACGTTCCAGCGGTGTCGGCAAGGGGTGACATCACCGTACCATTGATTGGGCCTGCAAACACGCTTGTAACCGTGGTGGCGTCGATTTGCGCTAAGTTCTGACCGGGGTGCGCAAACAGCAACTGATTGCCCGAACCCTGCGAGTCAAACATGGAATCAAACTGCCACAGGTTCAAATCGCTTGGAATAAATGAGCCACTGGTTGTCGCCACAGGAATCGAGAACCCAGCGCCAGTGCCGCCAATGCTTGCCGCTGTTGCGCTCAATACGTCGCCAACCTTGTAGTAGTTGCCGCCGTTGGTCAAGGTCACGGTGGTAACGATATTGCCTGCAACCACAATGGTGGCGATTGCGCCAGAGCCAGAGCCGCCAGTCAAGGGGACAGCGGTGTAAGTTCCGTTGGTGTACCCCGCTCCAGCGGTTATTGAGCCTAGCGTAAGAATCTTTGCGCCAAGGGTAATTTGCAGTGTGCCAGCGCCAACACCATTATTGTTGATGTTGACGACTTCAAGGCCATCGTTGTAGCCGTTAAAGACTTGGTTGATACCATCAACAGAGTTGACGTAGATGCCTCGGGATAACCCTTTGGCATCATTGACGATGGCTCGGTAGCCAGCAATCTTTCGGGGACGACCACGTTGGAAGCGAACCCACTTTCCATCCGTGTAAAAATTCATATCGAACACAGTACCGTCACGCTGAACGCCAGCGGCTGTGTCAATAGCAAAAACTTTTTTGGTCATCAATAAGTCCCGCCAGAGATACCGCCCGTAAAGTTTCCTGTACCTACAATTGCCAAACCAGTTGCAGAAAGTGTTGAGCGCAATACGCCAAGAATTGAAATGTTGTACTCGCCTGAACCTGCACGATACAAACCTGTCGATGGCTCAGAGCCAAAGTACAGAGCAGGCGAGGCAACCGTTCCATCAATCAAACCAATTGAAGACGAACCTGCCAGCACCGTGTTGGCGTTCACTAAGTTGACAGAGTCGCAAATCAGCGTTGATTGCTGGTTGGATGCAATCGTTGCAACAGAGCCGCCAGAGTTAGTGGTCAGCGTGATGGTAAAGTTACTTGCACCACCCACTGTGGCGTTTTGAATGTAGTACACCTGCACCGTCGGGGGGACGATGATGGTCACATTGCCTGTCAGAGTCCCTGTGTACTTCTGTATCACGTTAGACGCCTCAGAGGCCGTCAAGGTGTATGTGCCAGTTGTCACTGATTTTGTCAGTTGAGTGAAAGCAAACTGAGTTGATTTGCCCAAGCCAACTGTGTAGAAAGTCGTGCCAGAGCAGACAATCACGCAAGAGTCAGAAGGTTGGAGAACAATTGAGGTCGAGCCGTTGATAGTGTTTCCACCAGTTCCAGTGACTCCCAACGTGCCAGTTCCGTTGTTACGGATAAGCATGAACCAAGAACTGCCAAGCGTAGCGGCAGAACTCAAAGTCAATGTACCTGCGCCGCCTGTCCACACATACGCATTTGCAAGGTCTGCAAAGACCGCGGTGTAGTTTGATGAGAAAGTCGTTACGGGCTGGGCTTGGTTTAGCGTCTGACCAATTGCAATCAAGCCATAGCCAGCAAGGGTTGCGGCATCCGCACTAGAGGAGCCAATACCGTAGGCGATGATGCCCCAAGTGCCTGCGGTCGTGGCATTGGTGATGATGTAGATGTACTGGGCTTCGCCTGCGGCAACCGTGACGATGGTGTTAGCGCCAGTGAAGTCTTTAACCGTGACAGGAACAGCGCCGACGTTGCGAATCAAGGCATCTTGACCGACCGAGGCTTGGTTGGCTGGCGGCATCCACAACTCGTTTGCGCTGGAGGCGGAGGACACCTCCATGATACGAGCGGCGGCGTCATTGGCAATGGAGCCATTGATGGGCCAAGTCAGTTGCAGGTCAGTCGTCAGGATAAAACGCTGATACGAGACATCCGTCGGTTGAATGACGTTGCCTGTGAAGGGGGAGTTGTAACTCATGGTCAGGTATCCAATACTGTGGCTTGACGGTCACCAATGCGCTGTACATCCTCTGCCTTGAGGGTTTGGATGATTTGGTCATAGTTCTGTTGCCACATAGGCATACGCTCGTCGTTCTTCAGGAACGGCATAGCCTGCAACAAAGAACCATACAGCAACGCCTGCGGGGCGTAAATGGTGAACCAGTTCGTCTGGTTAGAAGAATCAAGCGGCTGAATCCGCTCGTAGTACAGCACCTCAAACTCATAGGCGGCGGCTGGGGAGGGCGCAACAAGCCAGTGGGTGTAGTCGTAGTCGCCGTAATAAGCAGGCACGCCAGTCACCGTTGCATCTGGGGTGTACCCACGCAGGTACTCGTACTTGCGAAGCAACACGGGCTGTTTCTGACCCGCTACGGTGACACTCATGGAGACCGTCTTGTGCCAGCGGGCAGGCTTGTCAATGATTGGCTGACCTATCACCATTGTGC